GCTTACGAGGCTTTCCGACAAGAACAACTTGAAAAGTTGGCTTACGACAATCTACAAAAGCAATTTGAAAGCAGATTTGCAGAAGAAGTCTCTACAAGAGAAGACTTGTTGGCAAAGGCTGAATATGATGCACAAACAGAAATTGCTTCCCTAAAGGAAGAATTCACACAACTACGAAAGTCTCTAACTGCTGAGAAAGAAACAATTCTAAAGGCTCAAGAAGAGGCTCAAATCAAACTCCCTTCATTGGAGGAAATTTCAGAAATGGACTGGAATGACATTCATAAGATGGCAGGAGGAATTTAAAATGGCAGGATATATTAACACAATTGCAGATTTAGAAGCACAAACATACGGATTTAGTCTCGGTGGAAGCAGTAATATGCTTTTGAAAACCGCAGGGGCAGTAACAGGCATTCATGGAGGACATGATGCAGCAACTCAAACTTCCCCAACAACAGGTATTGCAGGTAATCTTTACAATGTTCTATACGGACAAAAAGTTTGGTCAATGCTAAACAGGGAAGTAAATGCACTTTCTGTTATGGCAAAGCGACCATATACTTCAAGTGGTTGGAGAGTTCTATCAAAGCGACCTGCTGGTGGCACTGGTAATTCTCATGCTTTTACCCAAACTGGAACTGATTTGGCAGGAACAGATGCTCCAAGATTAGACAACATTGGTGGTGTTCCTGAAAATGCATCTCTATCAACAAGTGGAGATGGTTTGATTGCTATTGCACCCGAATATTCTACACTCTTTATGAGTCCAAAAACAGTCGCTCATCAATTCGATTTCAGCGAATTGGCTATGGAAATGGCTCAAATTGATGACGGAATTGGCGACATTAGGGCTCAAATGCGTGAAGATATGGGTAAGCACCACGCAGAAGCACAAAATCTAATGCTTGTTTCTCCTCTTGAGGCATATTTGCAAGCAGATAAGTCAAATGCAGCAGCAGATATTGAAAGAAACTATACCTCTCTTTACAAGGTTATTTCTTCAAATGCTGAATTAGACCAAATGGACACAGATAACTTCCCTGTTTCCTCAATTACCGCAGATATTAGCGAAGCATACCACATTTACGGAACAAACCGTGATAATGCTTCTTTCCTTGATGCAACTATTGATTATGGTGACGGATATGCAAGTGGCGATTCTCGACCATTTACACTAACAATTATGAACAGTCTTTTGAGGCAACTTCGTGAAAACGGTGGTTCTCCAAAGGTTATTCTAACAGGATATGACACACTACAAACTCTATCTGACCTTCTACAATCCCAAGAGCGATTTATGGATAGAAAAGAAGTTGTTCCAACTGTTAACGGTGTTCGTGGAGTTAAGGGTGCAGAAGTTGGATTCCGTGTAGCAACATACTACGACATTCCACTAATTCCAGTTGTTTCAATGCAAAGCACATCTGCTGACAGTGGAACAATTAGCGATATGTTGTTTGTAGATACTGACCATATGTGGCTTGCAGTTATGAAACCAACTCAATACTTTGAAGATGGTATTAGCAACGGAAACCCATTCGGTGTCGGACAACTTGGAAACCGAGCATTGTATCGAACAATTGCAGAAGTTGGTTGTTCATACTTTAAGGGTCAAGGCAAAATTACTAACTTGAAGTGAGGTGTTTTAATTGACACACACAACAACAATTTTAGCCGACCATAAAGGCTATACTGCACCAAGAGTTAGTGGTGACGAATATTTTGTAGATGCGGTAATTGATATTACCACATATACAGTGACAGGAGAAGTAGTCACGGCTGCTTCTTTGGGTCTTGACACCATTACATCTGCTACGATTACAGGACATGAAGTTGCTCTAAACACATTTTCTCTTGTTTGTGGTTCTGCGGGAGCATATACAAGCACTTCCTCTCTAACAATCTTTGGAGTTGTTAGAGCAACAGGAGCAGAACTAACCGCAACCGATGTAGGAGCAGTTAGAATTAGAGTTTATGGTAATCTTTGAGGTGTTCAATTGCCTCAAGTCACTATAAGCGATAGAGCAAACATTGGTCGTCTTGACACACCATACGGTGTAATTCGCAAAAGAGTTCCAATTAGCGTTCCAGTTAATTGGGCTCTAATGCGAATTAAAGACCCTAATCTAATGTTTGTCTTTGAAGAATCTGATAGAGAAGATGTTTTAAACACCGATGAAAAGACTCTAAGCATACTTAGTAGGGTAATGGGAGAGGAATTGGCTGACGCTTCTTCCCTCTCATCCCTACTCTTGCCTAAGAAGAAAGTTATTTCAAAACCAAAGATTTCAAAACCAAAAAAGAAATCAGAAGATAAAGAAGTAGTCGAGGAATAGAGAAACTGTTAAGAGTCTTGGCTCTCAACAATTGAATGAGGCGATACTATGGGTGGCGTTTGTAGGACAAGTGGAGTAATTAGTAGTAGCACAGTAGTTTCTAAAGTTAGGAGCCTATTGACAAGTTTGCATATTGTAGCAACACATGATGGTGCTAATGATGTGACAATCAAAATATGGGATTCTGATAATACTACAACAACGGGCAAAACAGAAATAACAAGATTTGTTTATCCTGCTACTAATCCTGCTCTTACTCACAGTGTTGAATATGATATGCACAATGTAGTTTGTGATAACGGTATTTATGTTCAAATAACTGCGGGTGGTTCTTCTTCTGCTTCTCTTTCAGTAGAGTTCTCATGAAGGTGATTATTTGGCAGCATTAAATCAAGATACAAGATTAGTAATGACTATTCTTTTTGTCGGAGCATTAAGCGGAGCAAATGTATTTGCTTACGCTCAATTTGGAACAGGATTTCCTTATGGGCCATTAGCCCATTCATTTTTGTTTGGATTAGGAACAATAGGGTCTATTATGGTCATGAAAGCCCTATTTGATTTGGCCTTGAATGATAAAATAGAAATGTGGCTTCTTGATAGAAAAATACAAGCATATTGGGAAAGAAAATCAAGAGATGAGCAACAACGCCAAAAGATGCGAGAAAGTGCAAAACAATTTGGTGTTCCTACTTTCTATGCACCGAGAGTTCAAGATGAAGAGAACACCGTTGGGAGTGAGTTTTTAGCCACATTACAATGAAGGTGGTTAAATGGGCTTGACTGATTTAATGGGATTTTCTGATAACGACTTTGTGTATAATCAACAAAGAGCCCATTCTGCTGATGTTTTCTTTTTGAAAATGAGAGCATGGTTTTGGGGTTCTTGTGCAACTCTTTCTGCCTTGCTTATAGGAAATATTTTGGGAGTTTTTGATATAAATATAATGGGATGGATTATTGATTCTATTAAAGGATTATTCAAACATTAGGTGGGAGATATGTATGTCATTAATGACGGGCTTCGCAATACTAATAACCGAAGCAGTTGTTGGGTTTTATAAAAAAGTTCATGCTATTAATTTTGGAATATATGGAGCAACAATGGTTGGAAAGACAACTATGAGTCACCAATTAAGAACAAGAGGAGAAGTTCCACAAATAAATGATAGAACAGTTGGTAGAGGTAGAGCCACAAGAAAAAATATTAAATTAGATGGGGATTCTCATACAATTAGGAGTGCTGATTTAGGAGGAGAAGCAATCTATTGGAAAGAATGGGAAAAAGACATGAAAACCCGAAAACCAAAATATATTATTTTTATGATAGACCATAGACACTTAGATAATACTTCAAATTTAGACCACCAAGTAGCATGGAAATATTTAGTAGATACAGTGACTTCTAATGTTTGGTCGGATGGTAAAAAGAAAAAAGATATAGACTATCCATTAGCAATAGGTATTTGGGCAAATAAATATGATATTTGGGGAGAGAAATACAAAAATGACAAACCAATAGAGAAACATGAAATATTTGAGCCCTTTAGTTATGGAATGAGAAAATTAAATGATAAAGGAATACCTTGTTTCAAGTATATAGTTTCGGCAAAATCGGATTCAGAAATGGTGTATAAAGGAATACTTACAATGATAAAGGACTACTGATTACTATGTGGAAAAGAATATTAAAAAAAGATATTGATGATATTTTAGATAGAATGCAAAATGAACCATTTAATGAAGAACTTTGGATTCATAACGAATATCCATTAGCCTCAATGACAATAGGTAATTTTGAAGAAACGAAGTATGAACATCTTAGTCCAGAAATACCAGATGAAGAAATAGAAAGAGCATTTAATGAAATAGTTGAAGAATATTATGCTAAACTTACTTTAGACCAAATAAAAGATGAAGATTTTGATTTTGAGGAACACTTGTCTAACATAATTGATGAATATAAAGAAAGACCTAAATTTAATAATAAATTT